CATTAACACTAGCAGTAGTAGTATTAGCCTGATTCTGTACGTTAGCAACCTGTCCACTCAATGTGGTAACAGTCTGGTTCGTAGTCTGCAATCCACTTGCAACACCAGTAGCCTGTGTGCTAGCAGTTTCAGCTAACTCTTCAACTCTACCAACACCTGCGTCAATCTTCTCCATATCACCGTTATAGTCTACCAACCAAGTAGGTGTATCGGTAGCAATAAACTGGCTCAACTCTAAATTACTTGTTTTGTTTGTACTTGCCATAATTTTCAATCCTCTCTTTCTTAAACAATGACTGTCTTTCCGTTCCAGTCATACTCGTAGGCACTAACGCCTAAACTATCATACCTATCAGCACTCAATCCCTTTACATCATACTCACTAGCGGTAAGAGCATTTCTGTGGAGATTAGCAAGCTGATTGATAACATCTCCGATGTACGTCATTACACCAGTAAATGGTGAAATAATTCTGTTATACAACTCGTTGAATAGTGCGAACTTTGCCGAAGTATCATATTCTCTAGCAGTTATAAACTTGTGGTCATATATAACAGCCTGTAATTTCAGGCCGTCATACTCACCTGCTGTAATAGCACCCCAATTCAAAGCCTTATACATATCATCAAGTACCGTTTGAATATCTTGATACTTACCAGTAACAGGACTGATGACATACAATCTTTCAACTTGACTAACACTCTCTTCAATAAATTCCTGCAAGTCTTTATACATCTGTTCAAACCTGCTATCAATATTATCTCTGTAAGTGTCTAAGTACTCATAAAGTGTACCAAGTGAGGTATTAAGTTCAACAATCTTACTATATAAGTCAGCAATCTGGTTATCATACTTAGTACCAAAGTCATCAATCTGTTTCTGATAACTGTTTAATGTAGCATTAACTTCCTGCTTATACTCATTAAACTCACTGTCAATCACACCCTTTAAGGTAACTATCTGATTATCTGTATATTGTTTACTCTGCTCCAAAACATCGCTTTCAAAGTCCTCAATATAAGCAATCAACTCGTTTACCTTATCGACCATTTTACAGATAGCTTCATAATAACTCAAACTATCATCATAAGTCAAAGGCAATACTTTTTGACAATATGGAAATTTCATTCGACTAAACGTGCTCATTCTTTGCACCCCCTTTCTACCATAGTTGCATAAACAGTTCCTCTAGGTCTTTTAAAACCATTTCATCTATATTTAAAAAGGTTTTGCGGTACTCTAGTAGCATACCGCTATAGCTACCAGTTCCCTGCTTACCTTGAACTGTTTCCAGATACTCGTCAACACTGTTGACTTGTCCAGAAGCATTACTACTGCTCTTACTTTCTCCACTATTTACATCAGTATCATGTGTAGCGTTAGTCAAATAGTTTAACTCTTCTATGCCTTGAATACCACCTTGCGGAGTATCTGAAAAATAATTCCACCTGTCACTACTGTTTTTACTACTGCTCTCGCCGTTAGTATTACTCTTACTGCTAGTATCGTTCTTACCCTGATGTTTTCTAGTTAAGTTAACATCATACAGTGGGTTGAACTCTAGCAATGTACTTCTGTATAACTGATTGTAATAAGGCATAATGACATTTAACTTGTCATTTAACCACAGTTTCCACAGTCCAACAGTTTCAGCACATATCTCTCTTGTGTAAAAATGTTTTAAGATTTTGATTTCCAGAGGTCTTCGGTAATTCTCGTCAAATATAGGAAAATCAAAGTCAAACACTTTGTCTACTGAATTTTGTAAAACAGTATTAACATTTGTAAGTCCAACACTGTCACTTAAACCTGCGTATGATTCACATATAAATCTAACTTCTGTTGTGTACTTACTCATACTTTCCTTTCTCCTTTCATTATATCATTATTCATCTTCATTGTCAAGATAGATAGTATCTTGTTCTCCGTCACCAGTTGAGCCTGCATACATAGTGGTGTCATCAGCAACACGATAGTCTTCTCTAAAATTGCACTCAATGTTAGTACCAAACATATCGTTTATCTTCACACACGCCTGTCTTCTGGCTTCAAGTCTGCTGTACCTATTGGCGATAACACCACCCTCGTTTCTAATAACCTCGTCACTTATTAGCCGTTCTTTCTTAGTTGTGTTAGTATTACTAATTCCAAGGATAGTAAGTGCTTCGTTCCATATCTGCGTTTTTAAGGTATACAGTTTATCACCAACATACGGTGCGTCTGTTTTCAGCACTTTAAGACAATTTATATCCAAGTTATCACTGCCAAAGATAACAGGTGAATTTCCGTCAAATTCCTTGTAAGCGTTAAGAACTGTTAGTCTTTGCTTTTCTGTTCCTTGTACCAGAACAGGTGTCTTTTGTGCTTTAGCGTTTACGTCAATAATTCTGTCTAGTTCGTACAACCTCTTTGCATAAATTTCAACGTCAAGATAGCTGTTTTTTCTAAGTAAATTATTCCAGATAATAACTGAATTAGTTGTGTCAAGTTCTCTATTATAATTGTTGTACTTACTATAGGCTCTTCGTTTAACAGGGTTTCCGTAAACATCAAACTGCCCTTGAGGAATACAGGTCAAAGCTAAATTGCCTATTTCATCATCATTAAAATACACCGCACTACCGTTCAGAAATAATGTCATTTCTAGGTATCTAGGGTCTACACTGTCTGGCAGTCCTTTCCACTCAAACATACTGATTGCTAGGGAAGTAAGTCTGTCAATGTATTGGGTATAACTATAAACATTTCCTTGTAGACTTTCTGTAAAGTTTGTTTTTCTTTTACTCATTATATCACCCCTTTTATTGTATACGGTTGTCTAGCGTATAATTACCAACCTCGTTACCATGTTTCCAGAATGTAATGCCACCGTCATAAATACTTTGTATTTTACGCATATCGTCAGCAGGAGCACTACCGTTTAGTGTGCTGTTTACCGTTTTTACATAATTCCAGTGTGGTCTACTACTTATTTCTGGTACTTTAATTGTATTTACTTTATATCCATACATATTAAAATACTCGTCTATTATCTTTGCATATTCTGGTCTTAAAACATACTGTGTAGTACGAAAGCCAATTCTACCGTTAGCCCAATTTAGTCCGCCTTGCCCTATTGTTCCGCCATAAGTCGTGCCATGTACCTTAGCATAATTGTAGTTAATGCTAGCGTTGCCTATTGAATTAGCTAGCGAACCTACAACATTTGTCGCATTTTGTAATGCGTTTGCGTTCATAATCATTCCTGCGTTGATACTCATAGAATTAGCAAACGGTGACGCATTTTGTATCATACTCATTTGATTAGCGTGATACCCACCTAGTAACGTAGTTGCTACACCTACGCTTGTGTTCAACACCTGTTTAGCACCTGTACTACTAGCCCACGCTCTAAAGGTATCAATGTTGTATGGACACATTGGAAAGTTATCGTAAGGTACACTGAATTGTTTTGCCACATTAGAATAACTAGCATTTGGTCTTAAACCTTTGTAATCTATTGGATAACATTCCATAGTTGGCTTAGGGCAAGGAGCACCCTCTACAGCAAAATTAGCTTTCAATGGGTTTTCAAAATCTTCCCATTTATAATGTTCTACTGTGTCACCATAGTTGTCAACAACTAAAACAGAATATGGGTATGTTAATAGTTTTTTATTCTTTGGAACGTAGTAGTACTCATTGCCGTTATCGTCATAGTATCTAAAACCTGTAGGTCTGGTTACACTAAAATTGTCATAAAAGGCTTTCATTCCATATGATATACCACCTGTTTCTTCGTTGGTTCGCATTTGTTTAGGTATCATTATAAACATCATTATTTTTTCTGGTTGGTCTGCGATATCATATAGAGTGTTGTTTAAAGATTGTATTCCGTCATCATTTGTTAAGTAAGTTTCAACGTGAGCACCGCTAACAACTCCACCAACTACACTTGCTCCAACTCCTCTGCTTATTTCTGAACCTGACGGTGATTTTGCAAAATAAATTGCAACTGCTGATTCTTGATTGTGCTCTCTTTGCTCACTTATATAGTACTCGCCTATTTCTAGTTTTTCGTCTATTGTGTGTTTTCCGATTGAATCATCAACAACGTGCTCTCTTTCAACCATGCACTGATTAAGTGATACATCAAACAACCAAGTCTGCATAACATCAATTTCAAACCGAACCTCTGACATATCATTATTCACATAGTCAACGCTTGTAATAAAAGCGTAGAACCATTTATTACCAAAAGCACTATTTTGAAACATCATATAGTTACAGTCATACAGCAACTCTGTGTTGATACCGACTCTAGCTATCCCTCTTCCTACTCTCTGATAGCTATAATTAGTCAGATTATACTTAGTCAACCCAATCATATATTCACGCTGACTTTGTTCATCTGGAAACCACAAGGTGTGACTATAATCTTCATCAACTGGTACGTTCTTCAATAACCTTATGTTAGTCCTAGGTTCAATATACATACCGTTCTCCTTTCTTTAAAAAGAGGGTGAACACCTAAGTACCCACCCTCTTAACTTTAACAGCTATCAGCCTTTTGCCATATTTACTGTAGCACCAACCTCACTAGAGCCGTTCAAGGTAGTTGAACCTGTATAACTCTCACCGTTGATAGTAGCCACTACTGTGATATCTTTACCTACAGCACTAGCAGGAATCAACAGAGCACCATAAGGGTGAACAGCAATTCCGTCTTTAGTCAAGGCTTCTGTCTGAACAAACTGAACATTGAAAGGCTGTAGACTAGCGTCACTTCTGTCTGCTGTAAGTGTCAGTGTAGTTGCAACGTCACTAGTAGTCTTGTCTGTAACTTCAACAGTAAACTGCTGAGGAAGAGTAACAGTAGCACTATCAGTTACAAACACAATAGCGTTTGCGAACGGTGAACTAGAGATAGTCTTCCAAGTGTGATAGAAATAATTCCAGTACAAACCAGAAGCAACATACTTTTCAGTAAACTTATTATTGTTATCATAAATCTGAAACCAGTTCTCGTCCAACATAACAGCCTTAACATTAGCCATGAGTGCCAACTCTGCCGTAGTAACTTCTTCCAGTCCGTCAGAGTTATTTCTGATAACGTCAAATCTCTCATTGTCGAAACTTGTCCAATCATCAATAAGGTACAAGCTACCCATGAAGTTAGCCTTATCCATATTGAAAGCACTAGCGAGAACATCAACGTCAAACTGTGCATTGAACATAGCGTCCATAAAGATTACCTGTCGTTCTCTAGGTGTGGTAGTCTTTACACCTGCGGAGTTGTAAGCAGAACTCATAAAAGGAAGTACATTAGAAATAGCTCTAAACTGTACTGCGCTCTTCTTCAAGTCTGTACCGTCACCAATAGAAACAGGATACATTCCACCCTTAGTGATTGACTTAATCATAAGGTACTTGAACAGTAAGAACTCGTCATAGTCTGCGGCTGTGTAAACAGAATCAACAACCTTAGCAATCAAATCCTGCACACCGTCAATAGAAAGAAAAGCACGCTTTAAGTCTTCGTCCTGAATGGTAACAGGGTACATAACTCTCCAGTTCATAGCGTGGAAAGCTGACTTAACATCTGGAATAGTTCTCTTGAACTCCCTAGCTTCTGCCTTTTCAGCGGAATAGTCAACTGCCTTTGCGATATTTACGAAAATATCTTCAACAGTTTCACCGAACTCCAAATAGCCTTTCTTCATTCTAGCGTATGGATTGTTAAAAGTAGCACTCTGTACTCTAACAATAGCAATTCTGTTCACCAAAGCATTGATAAACTGATTAGCAAAGGCAGGAGTACCGTAAATAACTTCACCCACTTTAGGAATATCACTTGCTTTAGCAACAACAGGTACGTTCTGCTGATAATCATAACCTGCATTAGCACGAATCACATTCAAAATGTCAATCGTACTAGCGTTTAAATTTGTAACTGCAACTCTTTTAGCCATAATTTAATTATCTCCTTTCGATACTTCAAATAAATCTGCAAATGTTTTCTTTTCTACTTCCTGTTCCTCTTCCTGTTCCTCTTCCTGTTCCTTACTTCCACCATTAAAGAATCTTTCTTTGTACTTAGTACGCCATGCTTTATCGTTTTCTTCGTACTTAGACTTCCAATCTTCACCGTCACCGTTAGCCTTGCTTTCATAATCTGAAAGTGTGTCTGTCACATCTTCTAAAAATGCAAGTGTTTCATTGTCATCACTCTCACCAATTCTGGCTTTTAGTGCTTCCAGTAAATCATCTTTACTTCTTACCATAATTTCTCCTTTCTAACAATATCTTACACAAGGGTAAAAGTATAAGGGCATTGACTTCTTTGTAGGAGTAGGCTCTGGTGGGTCAGGTGTTGGTGGTTCTTCACCACTAAGAAACTTATACCAATTATTTGCATATTGCTGTCTACTTTCTAAAGCACTTACTCCTGCCCTTTCATAGTTTCTTAAAAACGCTTCTGTCAAATAGTCTAGGTCTTTGTCTGATACTTTGAACTCACTGTACGACAATGGAAAACTTCTTGTAGGTATGTACTCTTTACCCCAAGGTTGTGCGTCTATTGCATATACTTGGTGCTCCCCATCTGTAATATCATATCCCTGCTCATTAGCCCAATTAGTGTATTTTGTACTAGGCGTAAATTGTACTAAGCCATAACCGGCTGACTGGCTACCTATGTCATAACCAATTTGCCATTGAGCAGGGTTGAGAAAACTCTCTTGTTGCATATTTCCAAGTACGGCACATATAGCGTTTAGTGTCCAACCGTAACCCCCTAACTGATTATATATTTCTGTGGCATTTTGCTCCATTTCACTTTGGGTCATTGAACCACTCTTATTGCTAACGTGTGCAACCCAAGCCATATACTACTCCTTTACTTTGCAAGTTCTTCCTTTACTATTTCCCTTACAGCTTCACATAGAGAACACCCACAATGATGTTCACCTGTTTCTTCCTTGTCTTCACTTTCCTGTTCTGGTTCTTCAACCTTTGTTTCTTCCACATTCTTAACAGGCGTTGCGTACTTTTCCCATGTCTGTCTTGTTCCATAGAAATAATCAAGGTCTAAAGGTGCTCCACGCAACTGCCATAACGCCTTTACAGTCCAAGGTTGAATATATGACTGACTAGGCTCTGACCCCCAACGTGCTACCCACAATCCATAGTTTGCTTTAGCTACACTAGGGTACTTTTTAACCTCTGAACCACCCATATAAATGAGAGGTCTTACACCAGTCAACTCAAATACCTTGTTAAGAAACTGTAACGCCCAAGTTTCACCATAGTTGTGTGCTACTCCCTCATAGTCAAGTGCTAGAATTGCCCTACCAATAAGATTCAATTCTTTTACTCTGGTTACAAAGTGGATTGCTTCAACTTCTGCACCGTTGTTTTCTGGTCTTGCGTAATGGTAAGCACCAATTAGCATACCTCTTCTGATTGCTTCTGCAATGTGATACTCAAACATAGGGTCGTTGTAGGTTTTACCCTCTGTAGCCTTTACAATAATAAAGTCTGTGTGTCCAAGTTCAGCACTGTCACCGTAATCATTAAGTTTCTGCCATTTTGAAACATCAATCCCCTTTAGCATTTTACTCCTTTCCGTCTTCAAAATCAAGTTTGTCACACAATTTTTGAAGTACTATCGTGTTCTTATTTAAAGCGTCTGTGAACTCTTTTGTTTCTTCCTTATGCTGTGTCTGGGACTTAGCAATGTACCACATAAGTGCTCCACACATTACAATAGGAAAGCCAACTGTTGTAATAAGACTAGCAATAGCGTTTGCGTCCATACCTCTCACCACCTTTCTATTAATAATTATATATCATCACTTGCTTTTTGTCAATACATATGGTATAATATGAGTGAAGAAATTATACCCACGTTGGGAGAAAGGTGTATCAATGGGAGATAATAAGTACTATGACGGAACTAAACTTTTATCAATGACAGATATAAACGGTGAAAAACCAGAGATTTATATGTGTACCACCAATAGAACAGGTGGCAAAACAACTTATTTTGGTAGGTTGTGCGTGAATAGATTTCTTGATAAGGGTGAAAAGTTTGCGCTACTTTACAGATTTAACTATGAAATGGATAACGTTGATGAAAAGTTCTTCAAGGACATTGGTTCTTTATTTTTCAAAGGTCACACCATGAGTTCTCAACGAAAGCTAAGTGGTTTATACTATGAGTTGTACCTAGATGATAGGTGCTGTGGTTATGCTATATCACTAAACGGTGCTGACCAGATAAAAAAGAACAGCCACTTGTTTAATGATGTTTGTAGAATAATTTTTGATGA